TTGTCCGTTAGCCATATCTGAGAAGCTGTCCCAAGATGTTAGTTCTTCTAATTGTTGTGAATCAAGAATCGTATCAAAGTATTGTATTTGTTTAGTTTTTCCGTACCAGTTTAAATCTCCATTTTGTTCAAAACTCAAACTATTTAATCCACTTAATGAAATAACATCTGTTGCTGTAACAACCTCATAACCATTAAGCCATAAAGCTATATCGCCACTTTTATACTTTATTACAACTTTATTATTATCATTTATATTTACTGATGTAGCCATTGAAGATGATTGACCAGAAACAAACCCCCTTAAAACATTGTTTGTATCATAAAATAAATTAACTCTGCTTGAATTAGTACCATTATTTAAAGAAATATATCTATTTGTGCCATCTTTTGCCAAAGCACTTGCTTCCACCATCAGACACCCTTCTGAATCGTTAAAGGTAGCTGCACTCCCAGAGCCATTAGCAGTTTCTGCTAAACGAGTTGTAGCACTTCCGCTGGATTTGATATAGCTTGTTGGAAAAGAACCAGCTTCAAACTGTGCTCCCCAAACGTAAATACCACTTGTTCCATCTCCAATGTAGGTGTAATTGTCTGATGTAGTAATAAATCCGTCTGCAATAGGTTGAATGTTTGGAGCTACTGATGAAGTTGCTGTGAAAACTGCACTAATTTTATACCATCCATTACTAAAATTTTTAACGGAAATACTTGTAAATCCTTGCTTACTAACAACAGAGCCATTTAAAAGATTAATAACAGCCATAGGTTGAGAACTATATCCACCACCACCAATGCGTATTGCTGTCTTTGTATATTCTTCGGCTTTAGCAAAAAACGAATAACAATAAGATGTGCCAGTAGATGTTGATGATGAAAGTGAAATAAATGCAGAGTGTGAGCTATTTGTTGCGGTAGCAATTATCTTATCAGCATTTAAACTACCATCTGGACTTACAGCACTATTTGCTACAACCGTAGTATTTTCTAAAGTCCAAGCACTCTGACTGAAATCCTCTGAATAAGTAAATAAATTAGTCCTCTCTGGCTCTAAAATATGATGTGGACATCCTACAACTTTACCATCAATCATTGGATAGTTTAATCTTGATTGTCCGTTTGATACTTCTTCTATTAGTCCTTGTGAGTTTATTCTTGTTGCTTTACCACTACGAGTAAAAGTAAAATCTCCTACACCACTTGATGGTAGTACAGAAAACAACTTGCTTCCTTGTGCAGCTGGTATTAATGCTAATTTTGGTTTTGCCATTGTTTTTAATTTTGTATGTCTTGTATTCCTATTCTATGTATTGAATCTGCTAAACACTTAACTGCTTCAACTTCTTGTCTGTCATTCATATTAAACTGACCTTGTATCATTTCAGTTGATGTTCCAATAGAAGATGCAGTTTGTATAGTGTTACCCCACCAAGAACTATCGTATATTTCGTTTGCCATTTTTTTCTTTTTTTGTTAGATACTTTTTTAACTTAACAACATTTGTATTTTTTGGTTTGTACATTCCTTTCATTATAATACCCAATTTGATGAGTTTACATCTTTGTCTGGATATACATCAGAATCTGTATTACTTGTGTATTCTGGAAACAAAGTGCTTTTAAAACAAATGTAATCTACAAATCTTCTTGTGTAATATTCTGCAAAGTCTCTCTGTTTTTGTACTAAGAAATCAACTTCGTCTTTTGTTGCACTTTCTGCATTTTCTGATGTGTGTTTAAATACTCCACCATTTTTTACTTGATATGCTGCAAATGGTAAATAATCAACCATAGCGTAATGTATCAACATTGGTTGTACATAGTCTGTAACTAAAGATAAATAATTACCAGTTAAACTATCTGCAATTATATCTGCTGATATTTTATCATACAACTTACTTCCTAAATAGTTTTGTATGTGTATCTCTTGTGCAATCTTAACAAATTGTATAAATTTATCTGTATCAACGTTTCCATCAACAATACTATTCTTTACTAAATCTGTTCTACTTATAAATAATGCAGTTGCCATCTATTATCTCTTTTTATTTACAAATCCGTTATTTGGCATATCCGTTGGTCTTTTTGCAACTTCTTTTGCATTTACCTCTGGTTTAAATCCTTCTTTCTTTGCCTTATTTACACTAACCTCAGCATTTGGATTACCAACATCTGCTTTTGTTTTAGCACTTTTTGCTCTGTAAGTCTTTCTCATCCAAAAATGATGACAATCTCCACCACCTTTATAAAGCCATATATCATAAGTATCAGCACCATTTAAACCCCAACCAGCATTAACTGCTTTTTGGCTCATTTGTTGTATATCTTCTTTTCTGTATATCTTTTTTGCTGCAACCATTTTTGAACAAAACTCTCTACTATTATTGCTTGTTCTTAAAGGTGCATATTGATACCTTACTTTAAATTGTACTCCTTCTTCATTTTCTCCATCTTGTTCACTTTTTGCATTTGGTCTAGCAGTTCCAGTTGTTGCTAAATTCCAAACTTTTGACAATACAGATAATTTAGGATTGTTTAATTTATTTAATTCTTCGTCTAATTCATCTTCAGCATCATAATCAACTTTTCTTTCATCAATCAATTCCCAGTTTTCTAAATCTTCATCTTCTCCAAATTCTTCTAAATCAGAAAATACCTTTGACATCTTAACACCAGTTTCTTCTTCTCTTGTTTCTTCGTCTTTTACATTATCTAAATCCAAGAATTGTAATGGTTGTAACGTCTTAAAGTATAGATTTAAGGCAATATTATTAAAAGCAAGTATTTTATCAAATGCATCAGTTAAAAGTTCTTGAAAAGGCACTATAACTGTGTTATGCATTAAGATAGATGCAGTTTGTAACTCATCTGCATTGTTACCAAGTCCACTTGAATCTTTTATACCTAATAACATAGGAGATACAATTCTATGTGATACCATTATCTTCTTTTGTGATTCGTCTGATAAAAATTGGTATTGGTTATGTGCATCAGATAACTGTACTGGTGTAATATCAGCTTGTGATTCTTTATCATCGTTAAAAGCAAGTATAAATTTACCAGCATTTGAACTACCTTGAAATTTAGCTTGTATCTTACTTTCTATTAATGATTGTTTTTCTTCGTCTGGTACTCCGTTGTTAAAATTGATTAACATTGATGGAGCAAGACCATTCATTATATTGTTTAAATGATAGTTAGATATTTCTTCTTCTAACTCTGCATATTGTAAACCACCTTGATAATCTGGTGTACTATAATAATACATACCAGCAACATAAGGTTTAACATATAATATCTCAATTGGTTGAGGTGTACTTGAAACACCAAAAGCTGGTATTCTTAAAGGTTTATCACTTGGCTTTATATTTGCCCAATCTGGATGATAGTAATATGCTTGTACTTGTTTATCTCCTTCTCCACATTTTTCTGCTCTTAAAGTTTCTATTGGCAAGTGTTCTACTTTAGCAATAGATTGTTTATCTTTTGAATAAATTACTTGTATTGCACATTGTCCAGTTAGTTTTAAATCGTATGATAATTGTCTAACAACATCTTTTTTAAATAAAGATATCATTCTTGCATAACTCTCTGGTTTCTTTGCACTATCAGTTGCATCTAAACCTTTTCCATATATCATTTGAGATATACCATTTACACAAGCATTATTTGTAGCACTTCCGTTAAATCTATCTATTAGAAACTGAAAGTAATTATTATCTGCTCCAAATTCAACCCATTCTTTTGATTTAGATTCTACAATTTGTGGAGATGTGTAAGTAGATAAATTTACAAAACTAACTTTAGAATTGTTTTTCTTTGCCACTTTTGGCTTTCTGTATTTATTTATGTGTTTACTCATAATATTATAAAGTCATTGTTACCACTCTTTTCTTTGTACACATCTTTATTTACTGTATAGTGTTCGTTATTAGATTGGTTTGTTGATTGTGCAGTACAAAATATTTTATCTCTGTAAATAATATCTGCTTCTGTTACAGAGCCTTGACCATTATAAACTTTTAAATCATAAAATCTACCTTCAACCAATGTAAATACGTTTGTTAGTTCAACATAGTTTTTATTAATTATAGCAGATGGTAAAATTGTTGTTTCATCATTTGTACTGTCATCCCTTAATTTTATTGTAACACTTGTTGAATATACTCTTGGTATAATCTTTATTGTTTGTGCGTTTGTTGTAGGTAACAAATGTTTCATATATATATAATACTAAAAGTTTGTATTTTTATTTATTACACATAAAAAAAAAGGTAATCAATTAAGACTACCTTTCTTTAAAAACAAATTATGAAAAAAACTATGCGTTAGGGTCTATTTGTACTGCACTTGTATCAGCAGTTATAACCGCTGGTGTTACAAAAAATGCTGGGTCAGTTTCTTGACCTTCTAACGTTAAAGTGAAT